TATGCTAATCCTGGAAATCAGACAGTTTCTGGAACTGTTCGTAATGGTTCTGGTTCCGACTATAGTTCAAATCCATATGCTATTGCGTTTACAATTGATGCACCATCACAACCACCAGCACCAACAGGAAGCATCTCGATTAATAAGTCAAGCATTATTGCTGGACAAGACTCTGCAATTTTAAGTTGGTCTAGTAGTGGATTTGTTGATTCAGTTTCAATTACAAACATAGGAAATGTTGCAGGTTCTGGATCTCAAACAATTAGTCCAAGCACCACTACAATCTATACTCTTACGGTATCTGGTGCTGGTGGATCAAGAAATTATAGTGCTCAAATAACAGTATACCAACCTGTCAGTGTCAGTATGAGTAGTATTCCAGCATCTATTATTGCTGGAGGAATTGCTCAACTAACTTGGGTTACTTCTGGAGATGCTGATACAGCATCAATTGATCAGGGTATTGGTGCTGTTCTACTATCTTCTAGTAAAAATGTAAGTCCTAACGCTTCAACTACGTATACATTATCTGCTTCTGGTCCTGGAGGATCAGATACTGATTCTGCGACAGTAACTGTTTATCAAAGACCTACATTATCAGCAAGTGTTCCATTAACAATTGATTACGAGGGATCTTTTACTGCAAATACCACCACAACGTATGCAAATAGTGGCGTAAGCGCATCATATATTTTCAACTATCTTGATGGATCAACAGATACTGCAGTCGTCAATGGTTCTGCAAATGGTGATGCTGTTACTCCTGGTATATCGGTAACTCAAAATTTAACCACTGTTGTTCCTTGGAATGATTTTGGTCCTAGCAGTATTATTGTTACTTTTACTGCAACTGGTGATGGTGGTATTGTAAATCAAAGTAACACTATTAATGTTAACATTGATCAATTACCTGATAACATCACGCTTCCAGAGAATCTAGATGAAATACCAGAAGATATAGTTGAAGCACCTGATGAAGAGACAGTTGTTAGTGATCCTATTGTTGTTACTGGAATAGATATACCAGTGACAATCAAATCTAATTTTCCTATTCAAGTAAGATTTGATAATGATGATCCTGATATACAATCTAACTGGAACGACGTTCAACAAATCTAATGTCAAATCAAACTGTAACTGTTAGTTTTGCTTTTGGGGGATCCTCAGGAATTATTCCTGGTGGTGCTCGAAATATAACTATGCAAATTGGAGGTGCTAGAGGAGGATCTGGTGGATTTGACTCTGGTGGTCCTGGTGGTGGTGCTGGTAATGGTAGATTTGGAACATTTTCTATCCCAACATCATCAGGTGATAGAGGATGGCAAGCATTTATTGGAGCTGTAGGAAGTAATGGTCCTGGTGGATCTGGTGCTGCTGTTGGTGGTCCTGGTGGTAACTTAGCAGGTAGATCTACTGGTCGCGGCGGTAAAGGTGGTGATGATGGAACTAGTGGATGGTCTGGTTGTGGAGCAGGCGGCGGAGCAGCATCTGTTTTTCGTCTTTCAGGCGCTCGTGTGGTCACCGCTGGAGGCGGTGGTGGTGGTGGAGGTGGATCCTTTTCTTGTGGTGGTCCCCAACGTCCTGGAGGCGGTGGTGGTGGTGCTGGTGGATTTGCTAATGCAAACCCTAGTCTAGGAACTGGTGGTGCTGGTGCTAATAAAGGTGGTGGAGACGGCGGAGGCGGCGGCGGAGGTGGCGGTGGTCACACTGGTGGCGGTGGTGGCGGTGCTGGCACTGACTGTAATTTTGGCGGTGGCGGTGGCGGCGGAGGCACTTCTCGCTATAACGCTGGTATTTTGTCATTAACAGCACAAGGTGGTGTGAGTGGCAATGGATTTGGATCATTGCAGTATAATCTAAAGGTTGCAGAGATTAGTTATTTCAATTTAAATAAAACAAGTATCATCGCTGGTCAAAATGCAACTCTATCCTGGGGTGTAATAGATTCTGAGTCTCAAAGTATTAATGCAGGAATTGGTGCTGTCTCTGCTGTAGATACTAGAGTTGTTAGTCCAAACTCCACAACCACATACATATTGACTGCTATTGGTCAAGCAGGTAATGATACTGCCCAAGCAATTCTTACCGTATATCAACCAGTTGTTGCTAACTTGAGAGCAGATGGACAAAATGTTTCTACATCTATCACTAGAGGACAGTTTGCAAACCTAGATTGGGTTGTGACTGGTGATGCAAGCAGTGCATCAATCGATCAAGGTATTGGTGGAGTTTTGCTTACAAGTAATACAAACGTTCAACCAACTCTTACAACCACATATACATTATCTGCTTCTGGTCTCGGTGGATCAGACACTGATGGTGTTACTGTTACTGTGAATCAACCACCAGAATTGTCATATAATCCACCACTGCAGATTAACTATGGCGATACTTTGTCAATTGATATGACATATAGATATGCAACCAGTGGTGTTACTATTAATGCGATTTATACGCAAAGAAATCCAAATACAGGTAATGCTGTAAATATAACAGAAAGTCTTTCTCTGCCAGGAACAGCATCCGACGAATCTGGAACAGCAATAACCAATACAGCAACATTTAATATTCCATGGACATTACATGGAACATTTGCTGTTGCATTTACTGCTACTGCTAGTGGTGCAGGTGGAACGAATCCTCAGAACACTAGCGTTGGTGTAGTTGTCGATGAAACACCTGATAATATTACTATTCCTGATAACTTAGATGAACTACCACTTGATCAGATTGCAGCACCTGATGAGTCATTAGTTCTTAGTGATCCTATTGTAGTTACAGATATTGAAGTTGCAGCAGAGATCAGATCGAATTTTCCTATTCAAGTAAGATTTGATGATAACGATCCTGATATAGAAAGTAACTGGAACGATCTTCGTCAAATTTGACCTAAATACTTAACGGGATAAAATCTTAACATCAGATGCCATATCAGTTTAGTGCCAGTCCGCTGTATGTTGAAGAAGGACAGTCTATCCAGTTTCGTTACGAAGCTCCTCCTCTTTTCAACGACATTACTCAAGTCAAGATTGAGATTGGCGAGCTTACTGTCTTCTGGATTATTGAAACTAAACTGGAAGATTTTGAACCTGATCCGTTCTTCCTTAGGGATGTTGATGATGCAGAATCTGATACTTTATTAACATATGCAGCAACCACAGATCCCGATAATGGTGTTGCATATACTGGACTAGCAACTGATCCTGATCCTTTAAGAGAAGGCGAAGAAGTTATTACAATTACTGGTCTTGATCCTGGAACGCAAGCACCATTGATTGTTAGTTCTAATGTTATTGATGTAAACGACTGGTCTTATCGTCTAAGACTATACAACGAAGGAACCAGTAGTTATGGTTCTTGGGGTGCATGGACTAGAGCACTTAACGATACTGTATCTAATAATGACCAGATTCAGGTCAGAATAGTATCTTCTTCTGCACCATCAGATACAAAAAATGTTGTTGTTACTGTTGGAACAGGTTCTGCTACTTGGAATGTTACAACTGGTGCAATTCCAGTCAACACACCAAACCCACCACCAGATTTTGGTTCACTAAACAATCTACCATTAGGACAAGTTGTATATAGTGATATTGCACAAATCCTAGGATTAACTACTTCTGCTATCATTAGTGTTGATAATAGTGCAGAGATTGCAGTATCTAATTTTAATACTACATTTACTAATGCTGATGGATATGATGTTCTGAATAATCTTTCATCTGGATGGGGTAACAACCTAACAGTAAGTAATGGTCAGTATGTTCAGTTAAGGGGAACATCATCAGTAACACCAACAGCAACTGTTAACTTCAGTGTTACTGTTGGTGATGGTGCTGGTATTTCTGTATGGCAGATTACATCTGGACAAGGTGTTGATGATAATCCATCTAACTTTGTATTCCAAGATTTAATTGGTCAGATTCCTGGACAAACTGGTCTTAGATCAGAAGTTGCATCAGGTTCTTCTACATTAGTTGCTGGTAGAAATGTAGCACTGGTTGGTGGACTTGACGCTGGACTATCTGTTCCTGTTATAATCAGACCTGCTGATACTACTATTGTTCCTAAGATTAGTATTAATGGTGGTTCTTCTGGTCTCATCAATAATGTCACAGTTCAGAATGGTGATACTATCGAACTGGTTGTTGATAACTCTACCGATATCACTAACCCTGTAATTCCTGGTCAGGGTGTTGTTACTGTTGGTATTAACGTAGGAAACAGATTTATTCAGACATGGACTGTAGCAAACTGGACTGGTCCAGATACTATTCCATCATTCACACCTATCAACCAAGTTATTAATAGAACTCCTGGTGGTCCTAGTGTCATTGGTCCTATTGGATTGACAAGTTTCAATCTACCAATTACTATTAGTGCGACAAATCCTGAATCGTTTAATGAGTTCAATTTTGCTACTAATGAGAATATTGGTGATGTTCTATTCTCTATAAATGGTGATGCAGCAGTAGTAGGACCACGAACAGTTAATCCTGATCCTGGTGGTAATCCTGTATTCATCACTATTATTATGCAACAACCTGGAAATGCAGATCTTGATCCTGTTCAAGGACTCTCAAATTATGGTCAAACAGTTATCACATTTGGTGATGCATCTCCATTTCAGTTGAGATCTATCAACTATGCTGTTAAACCTATCCCACCAGGATATCTTGGTGTTTGGTATTCTGAGAAGAACGCATTCTTCAATGCTGAATCATGGGCAGCAGCAGGCGAAGATCCTAACAATGCTAGAGATTACTATAGAGCACCTAAGTTTGATGGTTACTCTATTGGAACTGTTGTTCCTATCACTAAAGAAACACCACTAAATGATGGTAACTTTGGTTATGGTGATATTGAAGAAAGATATCCAGGATTCTTACCATGTGATGGAGCAACCTTTGCTGCCGCAGATTATCCTTGGTTGTGGGAAGCAATTGGTAACACATATGGTGGCAACGCTACATATATTCCTGCAACTAAATCCTACACTGGAAACTTCAATGTTCCAGACTATCGTAATGTTAGAATGGTAGGTGCTGGTATTGTTGACTCTAACAGAGGATCATCTTCATTCGTTCCTGTTACAAGTGCTGGTGGTTCATTTGAACTGACTGGATCAACTGGTGGTTACTGGTATGTTGATGATGTTGATGTTGCTGGTCCAGATCCACTAGAACAAATTATTGCACCTGCTGGATCTAGTGATGGTATAGAATCAGAATACTTTACACTAGGAACTCCAAGAACATTTGGAACTGAAGAACTAGAGACAGATGTTGAATTCACTGTCACTGGTGAAGTTGTTGCTAACATTGGTCCTGTTAGTGATATTTCTGTTCGTCCTCCACAGCACGAACATGAACTCATTAGTGGACAAACTGATAGTGATGATGGCGATCCACTCATTCCATGGGGCACTAGAGCATACTACGGTGTTAGTGCCAGTGGTTCACAAAACTGGAGTGGAAGACCTGACGGTGACACAGATGCTGTTGATGATGGTTATTGGGAAGATGCAAACTTCTGGAACTTTGGTAACTTTGAGTCAGAAACTGAAAATTCTGGCAGAGGATCACTTCTAGATCTGTTGCCTGGTAGAGGTAGCAGCAGCGTAGCATTTGGTAACTACTGGGGTTCACCATTCTCGGAGATCAGTAGTCTAAGTGATGATTACTTCACTAAAAATGGAACTCCAGGCAATGGTGACTGTGGAGTTATTGACACAGACTCAACTCGTGCTAGAATAGATAACTATCTGTCTATCTACACTGGCACACTAAATCACTCTCACTTACTAGGAACAGATCCTGTTACTAATCCACAGACTGACTTTAGTTACGGTAACGTCAACTCAGACGCTACTGCATTCAGACAAGGACTAGCAACATTCAACTCTACATTCTCACTCAAGTTTACTCAGAATGCCACGACAGATGGTGGAGCAGGTGTTGATATCGAACTCAATCCAGCAACATTCTCATGGAACAATACCAGCAAACCAATTCCTACTGCTGCTATGAATCCACAGCGTAAGGTTCCTATCATCGCACCATTCCACAAAGTTAAATATATAATTAAGGCATACTAATTTAGAATATGGCAATTGCACATAATGCAGATCCCACTGTTGGTAAGGTCCAACAATGGAGACCACTTGAGTTGATGCAAGATCCAAACATCACCAAGTCAGAATTTACTGATTTTATTGGGGTATGGGAAAACTTTGTTCCTGCCCCATTTTGTGATCAATGTATTGGATGGTTTGAAAATCTATTGAACAAGCGTGGTTCATTTGTTGGACCAGAAGATTTCTCTTTTGGTGATACACAGGAGCAACAGGAAAACTTTGATGATCACTACATGAATGGTGCTACACAGTATGGTAGCAACATGACAAGAAAGGATCAATCTGTTCTTGCTAACTATGTTAACCAAGGCATGACATATCAGGTTAATCAATTCCTGAAGTCATGTATGGTTCATTATATGGCAGAGTTTGGACAACTAAAGAATGTTCCTATGATTTCTGCTGATGTTAAGATGCAGAAGACACTACCAACTGGTGGTTATCATCAATGGCATTATGAAAACTCTGCTGCATCACATGCATGTAGAGAAGTTACCTGGATGATTTATCTTAATGATGTTCCTGATGGTGAGGGTGGTGAGACAGAGTTCTTGTATCAAAAAAGAAGAATTCGTCCTACAAAAGGAACAGTTGTATACTTTCCTGCAGGTATGACACACGTCCACAAAGGAAACACACTGTTCAACGGAGATAAATATATCTTGACGGGATGGTATATCAAGACGGCACTAGCATGACCTCAAGCACACCAATCATAAGGAAACCACTACTGCAGTTGGATCTTATTAACAAAACGATCCTGCAAGCACCTAACAGTGCTACAACGTTGTCGGATTTCAATACAGCATCACTGCAGACACAGGAGTTTGAAGAGGAACTCAAGACTAAATTTCTTGAGATGATCGGAACTTTCTGGCATACTGAAGAAGATACTCTTGATTTCTTTAGTTTCTATAATGACGGCACCTACGCGGCGCAACGTAAGAGACAGAAGTATGACTTCAAGTCTGAGTCTCTATATTGGCAAGAGTATCAATTCAAGAGTAGCAGTCAAGAACAAGCAACCCAAGTATATAACACAGCACTGGCATTGTTTGCTGTTGCTGCTAAACGTAAGACTGATGTTGCACTTAAAAATACTCAAGCACTAGACAAAGAGATCAACTTCTTTGAATCTAAGTGGATCAAGAGAACTAGAGAGAAGCAACTGATGCTATCTGCTAGTGATTGGCGTGTGCTTCCTGATGTTGATGATAGTTATGAAGGCGAGAAAGCAATGTGGATTGCATGGAGATCAAAGATTAGATCTATTGCTATTCCTACGCCAGAACAATATGGTGACAAACTAGAGTTTGCTAAAACTCTATACAATCAGGTTTATCCTATTGATCCTAAGAACTATAGAAAACTATATGATGGTGTAGAAAATCCACCAGCATTCATGGATCCTGATGATTCTGATCAGTGGACAAACTATGATGATGATGCATCATCTGACTTCCTTGATAGCAGAATGATCAACAGACTCATGTATGCTAAGCAGAGAGCATCTGGAAGTAAGAGAGTCAAGCAAGAAGTTCTTGACATCATCAAACTAATGCAGGTAGAATCAATCTACCCCGATTTCGATAGCAGTCAATTTATCCTGGACGACTAACTATGTTTTATGAATGTGAGATTCTTAATGAACAACAACTGACCCATATCAATTCTTTATACGACAAGGCAGAGTTTACACAAGGAACTGTTTCCCAACGTGATGAGAATAATGTAGACACATCCGTCAAGGATAACTACGTTATGTCTCAGCATACATCACAGTTTAGAAAGAGTTTAGAACTGATTCAGCAGGGTATCAATGATGCTACTGCATTCAGATCTACTTTCGTTGTGAAAGAGATGACAGTTCCTCAATTGACAGAGTATCGTGAGGGTGGAAAGTATAATCCACACATTGACAATATTACTGTTCAAGGACTAAAAGCACATCACAGTATCACATTGTTCCTCAATGACCCTGATGAATATGAGGGTGGGGAACTAGTGATCACTGATGGTGACATGCCATTCAAATTTAAACAAAAAGCAGGCACGGCATTAGTATATCCTACAGGATATATGCATTATGTTGCACCTGTGACATCTGGTAAGCGTCGTGTTGCACTCATGTGGGCAACTAGTCTTATCGAAGACTTCTTCATGCGTCATCAAATTCTCAACTTTGGTAAAAGTATTGAGAAACTATTGAAAGAGTTTCCTGATGCACCACAAGAAGTTCTTGTGCCATTTGAACAAGTAAGAACTAATTTTATTAGAGAATATGGAAATCTATGATCAAGTCTTTGGTGAATATGACTTCGCTCAAATCATACAAGACATGGCAAGACCACAATGGAGTTATGGTCATGCATCAGTATCAAAAAATCATGACATCCCATTTTGGGAGATGAAACTAGATGA